CGAAGGTTACACGAGTATTAGATTCCTTTTGGAATTTCATACTTGGGTGCTGTTCCTTCATAAGATTGTTATCTACTGCTTCTTCTTTTGCATCGTTTTGCTTTTTATAATAAGCATCGATTTGAAGTGCAATCTCTTCAGGTATCCTAGCCAGCAATAGGCCTCCCACTCCGATTATTCCAGCGTATCTGCCTTCTATCATCTCTGGATATTGAGTATCTGGATATTCGTCAGCTCTCACTAACTCCCATCCTTCTCTCAAAGACGATGCTACATTTTTAGCATCTGATGTTCCAAGTATCTCAGAACGTATCCATTGATGTCTATATCCAGTTGGCGCTGGTGGTGCATCAAGTGAGTTGGGTGGAGTCCAAACTTTTTTGACTTCTATTTTGTCTCTAGTTTGACTCGCACGTGAAGTTTTGATTTTATCATTTTCCATTTTATGCTCCTTCCGTGATTTTTAGTTGTTTTGCATAATCTTCTAGCGGCACACCTAATCTTTTAGCAATTGCTACCTGTGAAGGCGTGAGTCGTACAGTTCTTTTGCGTCCTGTTGAGGCTGAACGTTTAGCCGAAGCTACATTTTGAGTAGGTTTTACTCTTTCTGTAGTAGTGCCCTCTATCTTATCAAATTTATGCGGAAATTCAAGTCTTATTCTTTTATCAACTTCTGCATAGTATTCATCAGATTTAGGATCATAACCTTCTTGCTCTACAAGTGTTTTATGTAGGTCAAAAGCGGTATAAGTCATTGCTGAATCATTACCAAACCAATTGTTTCTAGAGGCCCAATCTTCTGCTTTAGGATCTGTAGGCGCTGTTTGAGTTGGTCTTTGAGGTGCAATATTTACATTTTTAACAGGTTCTGGTTTAGACTCTTCTGCAACTTTCATCGCATTTAATCTTGCCCCATCCATTGTTAAGTGTGCAATCTGTTCTTGCGCTGCAATTTGTGCTTCAACGTTTTGAGACTCAATAGCATTTTTTAAAGCTAACTTGGCTGCTGCCATATTAGTTTTTACTCTTGATTCAAATTCTGAAGTATAAGATTTATCTAATTTAGATAGTCTTCCTTCTAACTCACTTTTTTGATTGTTAGTTACTTCTGCAAAAGCAATTGCTTCTTCTTTTTGCCTTTCGGCTTCACGCATTTTACGAGTAAGTTTAGCAATACGTTTTTGAACGCCATCACTATATTCTTTTAACTCATCTTTTTCTTCAGTCTTTTCAAGCTTAATCTCTCTTTCGTTTTCAAAAGATTTATCTTCTGGGACTTGCTCTACTTCTATTTTTTCTTCTACAGGTGCTTCAACTTTTTCGGGTTCACCTTTATCATCTAAATTAATTTCGGTTGCTTGTTGATCAGCTTCACCGACGTCAATTAGATTATCTGCTTTGTTTTCGTTTTCTGTTGGCATAGTTTCCTTCCTATGTTGTTAAATGTAATGAAGAACTGATTCAGGATCACCTATGGTCCCTAACACTTCATCATCGTTTAGTATTCGCACTTCTCCACCTTCAATCGGTAAACGTGCGCCAGCATATCTAGCAAACATTACCCAATCTCCTAATTTACACCACGGCTTATTAAATTTATCTTTGTCCGCGTATGCAAGATCTCCCATCTTTAAAACATAACCACAAGTAGTTGCAATTCTAGCTTTGTCTAATTGTTCTTGAGAGAATAAAATTCCACCTTTAGTTTTTTCTTTTGGTGTAAAAGGTAAAACTAAAATTCTATAGCCGACCGGGTTTGGTAACTGGTCTTCTACTTCTTTAATATTGTTTTGGTCTAATCTAATTGCGTGAGACTCTTCTTTTTTTTCTGCTTCGTATTTGTCTTGAAGACCAAGTTTAATTTTTGGTACTTCCTTTTCCGAGGTCGATAACGTTTCCTTGCTCATTTTTTTGCTCCTTTGGTTCTAGCAGGTTAGAGATTTCCTGTAAAATTAATTGATAGGCGTGTGCCTGTCCTAGCATATACTTATATTTTTCCATAGTGTCAACCCCACCTGTCATCATATTGTCGCCAATTTGTTGAACAGTAGCGTTAATTCTTTTCTTAAGTTTCTCTATTAGTATTAAATCGTCCATCTTCTCTCCTTACAATTTAAATTGTTGCAGCACTTTTATTTTTTCTTCTGCTGTTGCAATTTTTTCTATTAGTTTATCTACTTCTTCTATGTGTTGTGGATGTTCTCCAATACCTACAGAATTTTCTAAGTAAATTTTAAGTATAGCATCTGCTTCTGATATTTGTGCGTTATATCTATCTTCCAATGCTGTTAGTATTGCTTCTCTCATTTTTTCTTCCTTTTTTTATTTAAAAGTTTAACACGTGTGTGCCAACACCATTCAGTCATTTTAATAACATAAGTCTCAACAAATGCAATAGCATCATCAAGTTTTCCAAAGAATGTATATAAAAATTTATCTAACATTTCCATCGCTTACGTGCCTGTCGAAGTCTCGAATTTGGATTGGCCGCAGCTTTAGGAAATTTTTTCATTTGACCTGCACTTCTTGCGCAGTATGATTTTCGCCTGTTAGCGGCAGCGGACCCTTTTTTAACTTTACCAGTCACAGCTGTTTTTAATTTAGAACCGGGATTTTTTTTTCTGTAGGAAGCGACACCGGCTCGTGTCATTCCTGCTCCAGATTTTGTAGATCTGAAATTCTTTTTATTTCTTGCAGGCATATTATCCTGTTTTCTCATATTATTTTTTTCGGTTAATTACTTTTTTTAATATCTTAGCTTGTCCCGCGTGTAATTTAGAAGCTTTCTTTAAACCTTTAATTACTTTTTTTACTTTATTTTTTTTGTTATTATTCATTACAACATTCCTTTATAGTATTTTTTTAAACTTGGATTTGAAACTTTTACTCCACCTAGACTACCTTCAATATAACTACCTCTATAATCTCTTTGTGCTTGTCCTATCATACCACCATCTTTAGCAAATGTTTTAACGTTAGTAGGTTTTGGTCCTTTGTTACTCACAGCTCTTTTTCGTTTGACAGCACTCGCCTTTTGCGAGCTTGTCATCCGTGTGGCTTTTGCAAGTGGGACGCATTTTGGATATTTCCTCTTCGAGCCTTTGCTTCTCCCACAAGGTTGGTACTTCCCGTTTTTCTTCGGAGCCCCAATGTCCACCCATTTGTCGTCCAACCATTTTTTTAATCCGCTCATCTGATTGCACAGCCCATACCTTTTTTCGCTAATCCACCACTTTTTAATTTCTTTCTACCAACTTTGCCTTTGCAATATTTAGATGCCCAAATGTTTGCGTATGCGCTTGGGTATACATCAAACTTTTTCTTAGCGGCAGCTTTTCCTGCAGGACAAAGTTTAGCCATTATTTAACTTTTCCACCTTTTTTAGCAACTATTCTTTTTGGATTGTATCCAAATTTTTTTGCTAACTCAGGTTTCTTTTTAGCTAATTTAACTAAACCAGGATTTTTCTTTTTACTTATTGGTTTTACCATAAAGTTTTCCTATTTATTTATTTTGCCAGATTTTTTAGCCTTAGAACCAAACTTACCAAAAGAATCATCTCTTGATGCTTTTAATTGTTTCTTAGTTCTTTTCTTTTTTATTCTCATTGCAATAGATTCGTCTTTTCTATCTTTGTAACCCTGCTTCTTTTTTTTCTTTTTAACAGAACCACCTTTTTTGTACATTGCTCCACCTTGCATACCCATATCGTCTTTGTAGTAACCCGACATCATATCTTTTCTAGCATTAGACATTCCGCCCATTGCTTTCTTTACTCTACCAACCTGTCCTCTAGGCTGACTAACTTGTTTATTAAATCTTGCATTTGCCATTATTTTTTTCCTCCGTTGTTTCTAAATATTTGTGTTCCCTTTATACCATAAATGCTCGCAACGACAAGGATCCACAAATTAGTAAACCAACTTGGGAGTGCCGCGAAGTGTTCAAAGAACACATTCACTTTCTCCATAGCTGATGGATCGTCGCTTACAGTCGCCCAGGCCAAAATCGCGATTGGCGCCGAGAGAATTATTAAAACTGCCTCGTCCTTCCAATCTGACTGACGGGCTTCTAAAAGTTTTCCTTGGTAAGCTTCCTTACCTTCTGCCATACGAGATGCGTGCATCAACTGTGCATCTGACATAGCCATTTTCGTTCTCTGCTTGTTAGCATAAATTTTACTACCAGCAGAAACGGCTAATTTAATTGCCGATAACCACATACTAGTACCAAGTAGCTTTTACAGGTCTTTTATCAGGTCTCATTCTTTTTGTACCTTTAACTACAACCGTTTGTGATGTAAACGGATCAGTCATTTCTACAGGAATCCCACCTTGTTGCTCACCTTGTGAGTTTGCACCAAGTTCAGGAACAACTTTTACGTTGTCTCGACCTTTATTTATTTTTTTAACCATAATTTTCTCCTTAATTGAGTTTATATCTATTTTTTTGGAAAGTTTCTACCAAAATCGTGAATCTTACTTTGGTCTGCCATTGATTGTTTAGCTAAAGATACTCCCGCACGTAATCCAGCAAGATCTGCCTCTTGTTCAAGTTCAGCTTCTTGGTTTTCTTGGTTCATTAAAGCTTTCATCTTATCAAGATTCAATCTTTCTTCACCTTCTTCTTCTTTTCTTTGATTGTCTTGTGCTTTAAGATCCATTTCTCTACCTTTTAATCTAAGTAAAGGATCACCACCATACTCACCCATAATTTTCTCTTCTTCTTTAGCGTAATCTGCTTGCATTTCAGCAATTAACCTTGCTTTTCGAGATTCTATTTGGTTTGTAATTTGTTGTAGACGTTGTTGCGACTGCATCATCTGTGGATTTTGCATCATACCTTGTGTCATTGCAGGATTTTGCGCTCCCGCTGCTTGCATTTGTTGTTGAATCATTTGTACTTCTTGTAGTTCTTCAACAAATTCTAATTGTACTTGCTCTTGAGACATTAAACTAATGTGCTCTAGTATATTTTTTTGTAAAGCAGCCATCGCTCCAGGATTATTTTGTGTTTGATTCAATCTCATAAAATTTAAATGCGCATCGATGTGTGCTTTGTGATCTTGACCAGGATACGCTTGATAAGGTTTCATACTCATTGCCATAATATGTTCTAACGCAGGGTCCATCGGCATTGGTGTAGCTGGTGGTGGTAGTATTGCATTAATATTTTTCACTCCTAGCGCATCGTACATAGATCTATATGCTTGATATAGATTATGTATACGAGGATTCGATTGCGCCAGTTGTAATTGACTTTGAGCTAAAGATATTCTTTGCGTCTGTGAGAAGATGTTTGGATCTGCTACAGGTAATATATCTACTCTCTCGTCAAAATCTTGAACTTTGATTTCTCTAGATGCACCAGGTACATCATAAGGATAAACAGGGGGTAAGTATGATTTAAATACTTCTGCTAATAATTTGAATTCTTGTTTTAAACCTACATATAATCTTTTATGTATCGCTGACATTACCCGCGATCCACGCTCCAATAATGCAACAGTCGTTCCAACTGCAGCGGCTTGGTTCATATCACCCACTTGTGAATCTGCGATGCTCGCGAATCGTTGACCCGCTGAAACCACAACACCCATTAATTGTAATAATGTTTGGTCTGGTCCTTTAAAAGGTAAAGTCATAAACTGATCTTTGATATTTCCACCAGGTGCATCCACATCTCTAAACTCACCAGGTTGTAAAGGTTGTGCATCATCTCTAACTCTAATACCACGAGATTTAAATCCTGCTGGTAAGTTTGCTAAAGTTCCTGCATCTAGTAATTGTCTTAATGCTGCTGTTGCAGTTCTAGTTAAACCACCAATCATATGAATTAAACCAAAACCATAAAAACCAGTTCCAGGTAAAAATTTAAATTGTACAAAGTAATTTACTTTTTTCTTTAGTGGATCTTCTTCTCGATAGTTTCTTCTAATAGATAAAATTTTATTATTAGATTGAGCAATCGTTACAACATATGGAAGTTTAATTCCTGTTGGTTCTTCACCAGCATCCATATCTTCATAACCTTCTAAATCTATATCCGTGTGAATTTCATAAAGTGTGTACTGATCTTCTTGACCATCTTTAGCAATTCCTTCAAGTTCTAATTTTTTATCTTGTAATTCATTTTGAGTTACAGGGGGTCTGCCTAATTCTATATCTCGATAAAATCCACCTACCTGTTGTTTTCTTAATTCGTTTTCTGACATTTTTATAACGTGAATGACTGCTTCTGCATCATCTAAACTATTTGCAGAATAAGGTACGATTAAATCTTCCGCCGGTACAAACTTTGATACTGCTCTACCTAACAAATCATCGTAATAAACTTTTTTAAAAGTTGATCCTGATAGAGGTAGGTAAAATAACATTTGATCAAACTCTGGTTCATACTCTTTCATCTGATCCATAATTTGATAGTTCATAAAATCTTTAACCCGTTTAGCTTGCTCTTCTTTAGCAACGTCAGCGTTACCCATAATTTGAGTTCTAACCGGACCATCAGCTGGTAATAATTCTTTGTAAGCTTGCGCTTGAAATTGTGTAACCGCTTCAGCAAGAACAGGATGGTTGACACCACTAGCTCCTCTAAAAGGTTCTGTTCTTCTTTCATATTTAAATCCTAAAAGATCTAAACCGTTTCTGTAAGTGTCTTCCCAGTCACCACGTGATTCTTTGTATTCGTTGTATTGATCTACTAATTTAGAACCTAGTGGATCTAAAATACTATCTTCTAAGAATTCTGCAAGGTTTTCAAAATGGTCTTCACCACCTTCAGCACTAGCTGCTTTTGGATCAAAAGAAACTTCTGCACCACCTTCTTCAGTCATTTCTATTTCAACCGGACCACCATCTGTTTCAATCTGTTCAACGTTTTCTTTAATCGCTTCTTGAATTTCTACTTCGCCTGGAACTTCGACAGTTGTTTTGGTATTCGGTAATGGTTTATCTATTTCAGCCATTTTGCTAATCTATCCTCTTTTGTTAAATGTTTCAATCACTTCTTCTAAAAGTGCTGTGTTCTGTTGTTTTGGTTCTTCTATCGGCATTGGATTTGCTGCAGCCCATTCTAATATCTCTGCTTGTGTAGCAGGTGTATCATCTGGTTTTACAATTGCACCAATTATTTCGTTGTATTTTAATTCCATTATCTTTTCTCTTTGAACATTGTAATAAGACCACCGTCTTTGTACCCAACCATACCACCTTTAGCTCTTAATACATCTGAACTATAATTATCTATCGAAGCCGTTGTATTTTGAAAATCTTGACTTATAGCACCACCTGTACCTCCATCTGTATTTACATTTCCTGAGTTATAAAAAGTAGGGCCTGAATAAGGTTTATTGGCATTTGCTATTGCTTCTTGTTTTATTTGTTCTTTAAGTTTTTCTTGTAGTTCAAATTCTTTTTGAAGTTGTTTTAATTCTTTTTGTCTAGAATAATCCGTTTTTATTTTTCCAAAAAAGGATAGATCTTTATAATTAGGATTATTAAACGTTCCATAAATTTTTCCTGCAGGATCAAATTCAGAATCATTTTTTTTACCCATTAATGCTTCCATTATAGTTACTGCCATAGGTTTAACATCTATACCTGCGTTAACAGGATTTTTATTATCTAAAGTTTTTCGAAGTCCACCTGCATCTAAATATGTATTTACTTCTTTTATTGTTACACCACCCATACCATCAGCTACTTCTACTTGCATAGTTTGTTTAGTATTAGGATCTAAATTTCCAAAAGCTCCTATTCCTTGCCCCCCAAAATTATTATCTCCGCCACCACCTGTTTGTAGTTGTTGGTTAATAATATTTGGTGCTGTTGTCTCTGGTGTTGAACCTCCTGCTGTATATAAACCTTGAGCTGATAATGCATTGGCTATCTCTTGATCTGAAAAGTTATAAGATTTCATTGAATCGTAAATAGATAATGCTTGTCCATCTAACGGCGAGCCGCCCATAAATAATCCGACTCGACCGCCGTCTGCGTAAGGAACAATTCCTTCTTTTGTTTGAATATCTTCCAGTTCTTCATCTATGGACTTTTGTTGAAACGGAGTAACACCATCTCTTAAATATTTATAACCACCCATAGCCAGTGCTAACTTACTTCTTGGGTCTATAAATGCGGTTAAAGGACTGTCTACAACTTTGTTTGCTAAATTTTTTGCTTTGTCAAAAACAGTAGTTTTATTAATATTATTAATAGTATTAGTTATACCACCGCCTCCATCATTTTGATTAGCCACATTGTTTGCGTAAGTTGAACCAGGTCCTACGGCACTTCTATCTGGTCCTTTACTTGTTTTAGATTTATCATTTTTACCACCCATAGTGTCTCCACCATATCTAAAATTATCTCTTTTTGGTCCAAATAAAATCTCAATGCCTATCGCACCGCCGTCCGCTTTTCGTCTTCTGTTTTTATAAAATTTTGTAAAATCAAACTTTGGTTTATCTGGATCATAATTATCTTTTAAATTTTTATCTGCAATTCCCATATCTTCAACTTCTCTAATAACACTACCTCCAATATCTACAGCAGATCCTTCTGCATCTGGACTTGAATAGTTTCCTCTACCTGCACGAGCTCTACGAATAGCTGCTTTAATTCTTTCACTTTTTTCTTTACCAGTTAATTTTTTAGGTTTCTCTTCAACCTCTACATCTATATCTTCTGACACTTCTTCATCACCTTCACTAGATTTATTTTTCAAAGCATTTGCAATACCTTGGGAAGGCATAATCATTTGAAAAATCTTCATAGATTGTTCTGGATTTTCTTGAATAAATTCTTTGACCATATCTGAAGCTTTGGCTATACCTAATACGGCAACTGAAAGACCGATGGCTTCTGCAAATGGGATAACTAGTGGGGCTGCTAAAATCATAATTAATAATACGTTCTTTCAATTTGAGGTAATGAATCCTCTTTTAAATCTTCTGGATGCGCCACGAACCCTCCTTGTCTAAAACGCATTACCGCTTGTGT